TCATCATCCGATTCATCATCTAGATTATTTTTATTTTTATTTTTATATTCTAAATGAATTTTAAAAAATTCTTCTTCTAGATGTTTTATTTTAGTATCAAAATCTTTTATACATGTTTCAATATGTTTCATTTCTGATTTCTCTTCTTCTTCTGATTCATCTTCAGATTCATCTTCTGATTTCTCTTCTTCTTCTGATTCATCTTCTGATTTCTCTTCAGATTCATCTTCTGATTTCTCTTCAGATTCATCTTCTTCTTCTGATTTCTCTTCAGATTTCTCTTCTGATTCATCTTCTGATTCATCTTCTGATTCATCTTCTGATTCATCTTCTGATTCTTCTTCAGATTTCTCTTCTGATTCATCTTCTGATTCTTCTTCTGATTCATCTTCTTCTTCTTCGGATTCATCTGATTCATTCGATTCTTGATTATAATTCTCAAAAATACAAATCATTAATAAAAGTTCAATAAATGATATAAATATTAAAAGTACATATCCAAATGATAAAAAGAAGGTCTTTGTATCTAATGTCTTATCTAAAATAATTGTGTGTATAAATAAGTATATCCAATGAAAAATTATTTGAATATATAAGAAATTTTCATCAATAAAAGCCATTGTATAATTATTTTTATTATTATGCTAATTAATGAATAATTCAAATCAATTTTTTATTTTCTTCTAGATTATTTTCATTTTCTTCTAGATTATTTTCATTTTCTTCTAGATTATTTTCATTTTCTTCTAGATTATTTTCATTTTCTTCTAGATTATTTTCATTTTCTTCTAGATTATGTTCAATAGTACATATATATTGTTTAGATAATTTAATCAATGTTATAATACTATATAGAATTAATTGAAGACAAGAAATAAAGAATATTGGATAAACAAAAGTGTCTGGATCATATATAATTGTTTTTTTATAATAATGTGATAATATTAATAAATAAATTGAATGAAGTAAAATTGATGTTGTATTTATATTTATAAAAATTCGTAATATATTTTGGAAAAACGGATAATAATTCATTGTGTTTTTTGATTAATATTTTATTACAATTCTATATTAATCATAATTTTTTAATTCAAATTTTTTTATAACATATATTGGTCAAATAAAAAAATGTGTCTGGAAAGTGTTTGTTATATCATTACTTTTGGAAAAGGAAAGACAATGAAATAATAAACATAAACATTACAATTGTGTTAAATGTACTTTGATAGTTAAATGTATCTTCCATGTCAAAAAGGTAAACATACATCAAATTAAATATCACTGTTGGAATGTAGATAATGCTTGTCATAAACAAGGTGGAAATTGCTAGTAGATACAAATAAGCAAGTGGGATAATAAATGGTGCGATCATCATACTGATGATGTAAAAATAATCCATCTTGAATTAAAGTTGAATTAATATAATTTGTGAATCGAGAGTTAAATAATATAAAATAATTTGATATATTAAATCAATTTTTGATGTATTAATTAATTTAAAATGGTTAATTTAATTCTAGATATAATTGTAGTATTTACCATCCCATTGTTTTATAAATTATCTCGTCAGAGTTTATGAGTATCAATTGATATTTAGTGAAACAAACATAAATTAAAATTATTGAGCTAATGTATGTAAATTTTGTATAATAATCATATGAATAATCTATGTAATAAAAATAGGATATAATAAAATGAAATATTTCAACTAGAATAAAACAGATAAATGAATAAATCAAACCTTCTAGAATTATCAAAAAGAAGACACTATCAATAATAAATTTATACATAATCATTTTGAAATATTGACAAATATAAAAGTTAATATCATATATAATCATTATTAAATATATATTTATAAATTATAATACTCACCACTTCAATTTTATATGAATAGTAAAGATACACACAAAAAACATAAGGCAAAATATCTATTATTCTTATGGTAATCTATATATAAATTACTATCATTAAAACTATACATTAAATATAGAAATAATATAATGCTACAAAATATTATTAAGAATTTGAAAATAAAATCGTTAAATAATTTTTTATCCTTTTGTCGATTCATATATAATATAACTATTGTTTGTTATTATTTATCATTAAATAATTTGTCGAAATCAATTTTTTTGGATTGCTTTGAATTTATATAATTCTTATAAATCTTATAAATCATATAATTAACATAACCGAATCCTATTAAACTTACGGATAATAAAATTATATATGAAGACCATAAAATAATCAAGTCGTTATGATTTGTATTTTCACTATGATAATATATATTTATAAACCCATTTATGATAATCATTAAATATATACATTCTATGTGTGTATAAAAAATATACTAACATAAATAAATCTGTATCATCTTTAAACGTAGCATCAAAAATGATATGAATTAACTTACAGAAATTTGAAAGTTTGATCATAGAGATTGAATTGTTTTTAATGTTATTATTTAATATTTGTTTATCAGAATAATATAATAATAATAAATCGAATCATTTTTTTTAATGTATTCATTATCAACAGATATGTTTACAAAGTATTAGAAATTTAGTAAAAGAAAAATAAATTAAAATTGGGGGTACTTGTATGTCTTTAATTCAATTTTCTTATAAAAAAATTGATTAAGGTTATTTGTATATAAGAAGTGTTTAATTATTATAGAAAAATTTGAAATGTATTCTGAAATGCCTTATAAGGTTATGATTTTGGGATCTGGTGGTCGTGAAAATGCGATGACATATTATTTTGATGATGGGTGTGATGTATATGTCCACAGTGATAATCTGAATGAACAAATATATAATTTAATAAATAAAAACTATACAGTTGGGATGATGGATTCAACTGAAATATTAAAGATAGTATTAGAGATTAATCCAGATATTGTTATAGTGGGTTCTGAAACATTATTAATAACAGGTGTAGTTGATCTATTAGTAAAAAAAGGTATATTAGTAATTGGTCCGAATAAAAAAATGGCAAAAATTGAGAGTAGTAAAGTGTTTGCTAGGAAATTATTAAAATCAATTGATCTAGATAGTTATAATCCAGATTATGTTGTTATTAAATCAGGGGATAATTTAAAGAATAATTCAGAAACTTTTGACAAATTTTGGGATTTATATCAAGGTAATATAGTTATAAAACAAGATTCTTTAGCGGGTGGTAAAGGGGTTTTTGTTTCAGGTGATCACTTTAATAAAAATAATAAAACAGAGTGTTATAATATTTTGAATGATATTCATCAAAAACATGAAAATGTTTTATTAGAAGAAAAGTTGAATGGATTGGAGTTTTCATTAATTACATTACGTGATCGAAATGGTCATTGTCAACATTTTCCACCAGTTCGTGATTTTAAAAGAAGATTTGATAATGATGAAGGTCTTAATACAGGTGGTATGGGATCTATATCATTTATTATTGATGAAAACAATAAACATTGGATTAATCAAGCTGAAAATGTCAATCAAATAGTTTTAAATGAATTGGACGAATTATATGATGATTGTTATGTAGGCTTTTTATATGGTAGTTATATGTTAACTGAACATGGGTTAAAAGTTATTGAATTTAATGCTAGAATGGGTGATCCAGAAGCAATTGGTTTATTTAAAACTCTTATAACTAAATCTAATGTGCTGGTTAAACATTTATTAGATGGCACTATTGATCAATTAAAACTAGAATTTAATGAAAATCCATATGTAGTAAAATATCTAGTTCCTGAAATATATCCTAATAAATGTAATGAATCATGTAAATTTATTTTTCCAACTTTAAGTAATATTGAGAATTCGGTAGCTTTACGTTTAAATGAAGATTTATGTGAAAGTTTAAATGACCATTCATGTGAAAAGAGTGATATTGATTTTCTCAAACATGCTTATCAAAATAAAAATATTGGTATTTATCTTTCAAATGTTCATCTTAATATGGAAGATAATTTAAATTATCTGGGTGGATCTAGAATATTAGCCGTTGTATGTATTGGAACTGAACATATTTCAGCTAGTTTAATGATTAATAAATTATTAGACGTTATTTGTAAAATTAATAAAAACATTAAATTAGATTTTAGGGTTGATATTGGTTTAAGGCATAATCATTGGATGTTTGAACAACCTATAAATAAAAATATTAAACCGTTGGATTATGCTAATTCAGGTGTAAATGTTGATACAAATCAAACAGTTGTTCAATGTATAAAAGCTGGTGTTGTTTCAACTCATGTATCTCCTCATAATCTAGGTAAATTTTGTTCAGGTTATGGGCAATTTGCTGGTATGATTAAACTTAAACATTCCAAACGTTTATTTGGTAAAAATATACCTATAATAGCTGGAACTACTGATGGAACTGGAACTAAATCATTATTTGCTACAAATCAGTTAGGTGTTCAGGGATTTTATGGTTTAGGTCAAGATCTAGTAAATCATTGTGTTAATGATTTAATGGTTCAAGGTGCACAACCTCTATTTTTCCTAGATTATTTTGCTAGTTCATCAATTAACCCTGAAGAAGTTAAAACATTTATTGAAGGATGTGCCGTAGCATGTATTGATAATAATTGTATGATAGCTGGTGGTGAAACTGCTGAAATGCCCGATGTTTATTTACCTAATGTCCATGATCTAGTTGGAATGATGGTTGGTATTGTTGAAGGCAAACCATTAGATCCAGTTAAAAATATTAAGTTAAATGATATTGTATTAGCTTTACCTAGTAGTGGTCCTCATACAAATGGATATTCTTTAATTAGAAAAGTTATTAAAGCTGTCAATGAAAGAGGTGATGTTGTCCCTGAATCTATCATTAATGAATGGCTTACACCACATAGATCTTATAAAAAAGACTTTGACGGGATTAATAAGTTGGGTATTAAGGTTAAGGGGTATGCACATATTACAGGTGGTGGATTAATAGAAAATCCACCTAGAATATTATCTGATAATTTAGGTTTAGAAATTGAAACAACTAGTTGGTCAATGTCGGATGGATTTCAATATATTCAAAAAGAAACCCAAATATCTAATTTTGAAATGTGGAAAACATTTAATTGTGGTGTTGGTTTAATCATTACAATTGATCCGAATGAATACCAAAAATTAACTAGAAAATTATCTTCTAATCCAGATCAAATATTAAAAGGATTATGGAAAATTGGGACAGTCGTAAAACGCAAGGCAAATAATGATAATCCTGTTTATTTCATTTGATAGTCTTTTATAGTCTTTTATAAGTTAAAACTATTTAGAATGGTTTATATGTTGGAATTTGCTTTAAACTAAGTTTTTCTTCAACAATTATTTTTTCTGTTTTTAAGTTTATTTGACAGGCGTTCTTAGTTTGACTTATTTCTTTTTTAATTTGTTCTTCTAGTTGTTGACGTTCTTTCATAATTTTATCTAAAGATTGTTCAAACATATCTTTTTCTATTGAAACCTCTATCTCTTTATTAGGTTTTATTTCAACTGGATCTATTATTTCTTGTTTTATTACTTCATCGATAACTATATCAATTATCTCAGGTATTACTTCTGGTATTACTTCTGATATTACTTCTGGTATTACTTCTGAATCTGGTTGCGTATGTGAGCCCAGTACAGGTAATTTATTTAAATATACTGTAGTATCTATTTTGTTAATTTTAAAAGCAGTTGATATAATTTTCTCAAATAAATCCCAATCACAACTTGGTTTAGTACTATATAAGATTTTGTTTAATATGATAATAAATGAACCATGTTTAACATGATCTATAAAATTATTTGTAGTTTTCATTATCAATTCATATTTATTCGAAAATTTTAATTCTTTAGATAAAAATATTTTTATATATATATATATATGAAGCGTATGGATGATACAACCAAATTAGAAATCAAAAACATACTCAAATCAAAAAATTATAAAATTAATAAGATTATGAAAGAGACCCAGAATAATATGGTTATTGTTGTTAATAATAATTATGTTGTAAAGGTATTAAATTTACAAAAAACGATAGACAAATATGAAATACTAAATATGGAAACAGAAGTGGATGCTTTAAAATATTTTACGTTTAAACTATCAGTATCATTGTTTTTTCCAACATATATTGAAAATTTTATTTACAAACAAAATAGTTTTGTTGTGATGAGTTACATAAAAGGAAAAACTTTAATAGAATATCGGGATAAAAATATGCCAATAATTTGGTGGAAATCTTTAATATATCAACTGATTCTTGTTGTGTATATATTAGAAGACAATAAAATACTACATAACGATTTTTGGGATGCCAATATAATTTTAGAACCATTGAAAGATAAATTTACAATTGAATATAAAAATAAAAAATACAAAATTCCAGAATGTGGTTTTATCGTTAAAATAATAGATTTCCAATATACTAACCAATATAAAAAACTTTCGAAAATACGTTCTCCCTTTGTGCTAACCACTAGTAAAGAACATCAAAATGAAAAAAAAAGATTAGGATGGTCTAACAAATTTCATGTTGGTGGGGATTTACATCAAATATTAGGGATATTATCGGAATATAAATACATTCCAAAAATACTAAAAAAGAACATTGAAATGATAGTTAGCAAAAATGAGGGTACTGATTTTCCTTACACAATTCAAACAACCAACAAAAAAACAGCTGGAGAATATTTATTACAAAATTTTAACAATATGTTTAGCGAATTCTGATAAAAATTATAGATTGTTACAAATGGTTACATATAGCTAATTTTTTTATAATTTTTGTTTTTTGTATTTTAGAATTTGATATGTGAATATTCATATATTAAAATTTTATTTTGTTTTGAGTGTTACAATTGGTCTACTTAAAGTGCTATAACAATTTAAAAAAGTACTATACATAGATTGTAAATTTTTAGTAATCTGTTAAAAATATAAAGTAATTTATAATTGCTGTGTAAAACTATGAAAATTAAACTTTTTACACCTTTGCACATTTAAAATGTCGATTTAACTTCATATTATTTATTCAAGCAATCAAATGTATCGGTTTTAATAATTAGTTTAATGTCTTTTACTGCGGAAGGTCTCCATATAACACCTTCTGAACGCCAATGTCTATACCACTCAGACAATAAAACTAATTTTTTTTTCCATTGATTTCCATAAAGCTCATTAATTTTATTTTGTATAATTGTTTCATCTTCATATATATCTAATAATGATTTAGTATCGCCAAATATTTTAATTTGTCAGGTTTGAACAAATAATAATACCATCATATATATTTTTAATTTTCTTCCAATTTAGTACATTATATATTTTTATATGAGAATTGGAATATTTAAATGTATTGATAAAATCAATAAATTCGCTTAAATTATTTATTTTAAGAACTGTATTATTTAATATTAATTCATAAACATAGGTATAATGTATTGATTTTTCTTCAAAATATTTATTTCCACAAGAAACATATAATCCTATCGGGTGATAATATAAGTTTGTATTTCCCACATAAGTAGTTCCTTCTTTAGATGTATCTATCAATTTTTCTAGTGGTTTTGTAGAAAGGTGATAATATTTATTATTACCATTACTCAAAATTGCCTTATTAATAATATTATAGTTTTTTCTTTCCAACATATTTATTTTTTATGATTTTTTATTTTTGTATATCTGATAGAATTATTTTTTAATTCTTCATCACTTATAAATTGTACAGAACCTAAAAATTTATCAAAAATTAAAGGCATTATATATATTTACTAGATATAATAAATTTTTGTAAATATTTAATAATGCAAAACATCACAAAATTAATTTTTTAAAATCGGCGTTTTAAATGTGCAAAGGTGTAAAAAAAGTTTGAACAAAAATAATTATGATCACTAGAATTACTAGAATTTTCACTTTTATGACACTAGAAAGGATTTTAAAAACCATTTTCTAGATACATTAAACTTTTTAGAAAAAAATTTGAACAAAAATAGGATATAATAAAATGAAATATTTCAACTAGAATAAACAACACAAATGAATAAACCATACCATCTAGAATTGTCAAAATATTTAGATTTTCAAATTCTTTATGGACGAATAAGCATGAATGATAGTGAAATGATAAACATAAATGTAAAAATCAAAATAAATGTATTTTGATAATCAAACGAATCATCAATAAGAAATATGTAAGTCTTGATAAGATGAAAAGCTACAGGAAAAATATAAACTGTAATAGTCAAAAATATTGTAGAAAACAATAGAGCATACATTCCAATAATTAGAAAGGTAATAAATCCCAATAAATTATAGATAAAATCACAAATCATCTTGAATTATGAAATACAAAGAATAATCTATTATTGAATTAAATATAATTATGAATATTCTAAAAATCAATTTTTATAGATTTTAGAATTGAAAATGGATAATTACAATTATTAAATATAGTCATCTGATAATCCATATACAAATATGAAATGATTAAACATAAAATCGGAAATATCATACATATAATATATTTGAATGTATCATATGATTTTGTCATTCTATGAATCATGATACATGTCAATAATGACATCGCTAAAAATATCAAACTTTTATTAATATGTTTAATATTTTCATTATAATCACAATCATAATATGGAATTACATAAATTATATACACAAATAATAGCGACAAAACACTACAAAATGTAATAAAAATCATATAATTTTTATTTCAATTAATTATTGATTTTTAATTTTTAATTAACAATAAAAAAATAATTAATTGAAATCAATTTTTTATTTTAATTAACAGTAAAGAACCGAATGAATGTTGGTACGCTGTATATTGTCATAATGGTAAAAATTACATTCCACCAAAATGTAAATAGATGATGATAATCAACTGTGTAATCAAAACCGAAAATCTGAGTTGCTGTCAGATAGAGACCCATGAAAATTACCCAGAATATCGATGTGAAAAACAGTGTCATTTGTGTTATCATCATAATCTGAAAGATACAACAGAAAAGAGAACTCATAATATTACGAATCATAGCACCAATCTTTTCCATTTTAGAACAGAAGTGTGGGTGTTTTGTTGTTAGAAAAGATGTGTTTGTTTTTTAATAGAATATACGAGGCTATCAGAAATCAATTTTTACTCTAAATAGTAATCTAAAAATGCTATATATTTGTAAATAATAAAAAAATAAGTTCTAGATATAATTAATAAATTATGTTAGATAAATATTTATATTTATGTTTGTTAATAAACTTATTACTATTATAACATAATTTATTAAGTGAATTTGGAAGTTCCGGTAATACACTTAATTGATTCCATTCACAAGAAAGTTCTCGAAGTGAATTAGGAAGTTTTGGTAATACACTTAATTGATTATATCCACAAGAAAGTTTAATAAGTGAATTTGGGAGTTCTGGTAATTTAGTTAATTTAGTTAATCTACCATTCGGTTCAAAAAGTCTTCTATACCATGTTAAATCTAATTCGATGATATTATTATAATATGAAAATGATATAACAATATTATTTATCATATCTGTATCATTAGAATAAAATTCAAATTCTTGTTCGGTATATGTATTATTAAATTTTAGATATTTAATATATTTAATTTTACACATTTTTATGATTCTATAAATTATGTTTCTATAAATTATGTATATGTAAAATTATGAATCAATTTTTTTATATTTCGAATGGGTCATTATTAATGTAATCGATAATATTTGAAAAACTATATCGAAAACCGAGTAATAGAATCAAAAATGTAATGTATGTAAAAAGATTGTTGTTATCAATTATGTAATCAACATCAAAAATATTGGATATAATAAAGTAAAGTCCATATAGAGTAAGATAAGAGATTAATGATAAAAATAGACATGATAGGGTCAGCCATAATATCAAAATATCAAAAAACAAGATTTTGAAAATAAATTCGATAACATCTAAAAAAATATCAGAAAGTTTGTAAATAAAAATCATTCGAAATTATAATACGATTAATTGTATTTATTTGTAATATTTTAACAGTAAATATGGTTCAATTTTAATCAAATTTTACTTATAAAATGGATATAAATTCTTTATGAATAGTAAGAATACAATATGAATAATAATATATGTCAAGCAATAATAAGTAATAAAAATGGAAATCATCGATGTAAATATCAAATAAAAAGCGGTGAATATTGTGGAAGACATAAAAATTATGATTTAAAACAGATTAAAAATAATATAAAAAAACCGACATGTTTAAATAAATTTACGTCTGGAATTTTTACATATCAAGATTACAGATTGAGTTCATCAAGAGTTAGTAAATTAAAAATAAATCAAATAAAAAATACATGTAAATATTATAAATTAACAACTATTGGTAGTAAAAATGAATTAACGAATCAATTAATAAAATTATTTGAAAATTTTAAATATTATGAATTGAATTTAGATAAAATAATTAAAATTCAATCATTATATAGAGGATGGAAAATAAGAAATATTATTAATTTACAGGGTATATATATATTTAATAAATCATTGTGTAATAATCAAGAAGAGTTTTATACATTTGATGAGATTAATAATATTGAAGATAATTTTTTCTTTTCGATTAAAGAAAATACATATATATATGGTTTTGATATTCGTTCATTATCTCAAATGATAGATAATTCAAATGGTATAATACTCAATCCATATACAAATCAAGAAATAAATATTAATGATATTATTCGTGCGAATATATTTATTAAATATTTAGAAAAAAATAATATAATTGTGAAACATGTTAATACAGTTTTGATGTCTCCAGAACAAGAAATAAATTTAAAAGCTACCGAGATTTTTCAAAAGATGGATTATCTAGGAAATTACATTGATTTAAATTGGTTTCATCAAATGAACATTCATAATTTAAAGTCCTTTTACAAATTATTAGAAGATATATGGAATTATAGAGCGAATTTGTCAGATATGGCGAAATTACAAATTGTTCCACAAAATAATTTATTTACAATGGATATATATACAATTAATAATATTACGGATAAAATAAAATTACAACATATTATTTTAGATACAATAAACACATTAGTATCATCAGGTATTACACAACCAGATAAAACTATAGGGGCTTTTTATGTTCAAGCAACATTCGCAGGTATTGTTCCTGAAGCATCTGATGCGATGCCTTATATGGCATTTGTTATATCTAAT